TTGTTTTTGCAGTCTGGTATTGAGTTATCTTAGTTTGAGGGTCAACCTGATCTCCAAGGCCCATTTCAGTAGCCCACCACTTCGCATCGGCAGCTTCTACGATCAGCGAAGGCTTCCAAGTTCTTTTTCGCATACCCGTATAGGATTCGAGTAGCTTATCAAACACGCTTTCAGACATTACAAAAAAATAGCTCCTAATATATTTAGGAGCTATCTTGTAGTTTGTTAGTTATAAATCAGCCAAGAGGCGTAAGAATATCTTCGAATACCGTATCGCCGTTTCTGAAGTAACCTACCATGTCATACCGAAGAGTACACTCGATGGAGTGGAACTCGTTCGCGGAGTAGTTGAACTCGGCAAGACGCCAACTCTTGCAGTAAGCGCCGTAGAGACGAGCAACAAACTGAGGCTTGCGCTGGTTGTCCAGAAGAACAACATCGACAGTTCTCTTGAAACCGCCACCGCCTTCAATTAGCTGGCCCGCGATATCAGAGATAACGGATGTAGAGTGAGTTCCTGTAATCGGATCGTAGGTTGTTCTCATCCAGTTGAAGAGAGCTTTCGCAGCATCACCTTTGAGAAGGTTATCAAAAGTGATGACAGTCTCTTCTGTGGACGGGCGACCAGGGTAGTAGAACTTGTCGTTCACCCGATCAACCATGATGTCTTCTACGCTATACCCGATTTGCCCAACTTGCTTGGCAGCAAGCGTAAGCACGTTATCGGGGTCCGAGAGACCCGTATTGGACAGGATGCTCCCTACAACACCCCCGACCCCATTGATTCTAACTAGCCAGCTATAGGCTCGGAAAGAATCGTAGCGGTGAAACAGTTCAGTTCCCTGGGTCGCGCCCGCAACATCGATAGCGCGGCCAGTTTCTCCAAAGAAGCTATTTAAATTAACATCAACCATGATTTGTGGATTCTCCTATGTTATATAGTGTATCAGGTAGTGGGTAGATCAAGTCCCAGTGTAGCACTGGTGAGGTTCAGTTCGAAGACGATAACTTCAGCAGCCTTGGTGGGCTGAAGAATTACTTTACACCAAAGCTCGTTTCGATCAATTCGAATCGGAGTGTTGGTTGTGCTGTCGCAGATGACCTTGAAGTCCGTTACACCGCGACGACTCTTGATGTCAGCCATGAGGGGCTCGACAGCATTTGTAACTCTCTGCCACGTAGCAGCATCGTTCGGCTCGAAAACAAACTGTCGAGTAGAGGCGAGAAGCATCTTGCGGATGATAATCATCAGGCGACGAACGTTGATTCTGTCGAGTGCCGTAGAAGCCCTCTGTGTGGTCTTCTGGCCCCACAGAACGATGCCTTCGGTAAGGAACTTCTGAACGGGGTTGATGACGTTCCCAGGGCCGTACAGAGCGTCTCTGTCGCCTTGTGTGAGCACAAGCTCAACATCCACAGGCTTGGTGAGACGACCTCGAACAAGTCCAGCAGGAGCGAACCAAGCGTCGAAGTTAGCGTCCGTGAAAGCCATCTGTCTAATCGCGAAGATGTCAGGCGAGACATACTCGTCAACTTGCGTGAACGGGTTGAAGAGCTTGACCCAGGGCCAGTAGACGGCAGCGTAGGAACTGTTAAGAGCAGCAGTTCTTCCCGCTCCTTTTCCATTCGACCACGCCAAAGCGTTTTGCGGAGAAGAGATTCCCAGGGGAGGGTTGGTCACAAGAAGATATTCTTGAGAGGACTCTGCAATCGAGATAGCGTTGTTAACAATGTTCTGCTCCGTGCAGCCAGGAATAGCCAGCAGCGAAATGTCTACGTCCTCTTTCAGGTAGGAGTAAACTCCAGTACCCTGAGAAGCGTCTCCAATCACAGCAGCCTTTACGTCAGCGTCCGAGAAGGACTTGCCGCCCGAAAGGTCGCCGTTCAGGCCACCCGCAAAAGCGAAAGTACCGTCAACAAGCTTCGCGTAACTCAGTGACGAGAGCGCGGGCGTTGCCGAACCCCCAGGAATAATTACGGTCGCGCTGGTAGTTCCGTTAGCTTCTAAAGCGCCGCCCCATACAGAAGGAAGCGACCAGAGAACATCATCCCGGTCCACGTTATCAACTGCAAACTCACCGAGAATGTAATCGGAAGTTTTGTTAGTCTCATCGGCAGTGGAGTTAATTACGTTCTCAGGGTTGAGGTCAACTCCTGTAAGACTCTTTACAAGCTCAACAACGTGGGACTCTTCAGCACCACCAGCCTTGAGAAGGTTGAAGACGCTTTGAGATCCTTGAGAAGCACTTACAGAGTCCTGAAGACCGCGAAGCTTCAGCCCGTATGTTTCGATAGTTGAACTGTAGTTGTAGCCCTCTCCAGGGTACAGAGTGCGCGTAACGTAAGCGCCTCCAGAACTATCCGTGGCGTCAAGCTCGAAGCCAGAGGCAGTAGCCCCCGCATTGCTGGAAGCAGCCGAGTCCCACGGAAGAGCGTCATTAAAGAAGACGTTACCAGCCACGGAGCTAAGATTACTGTTAAGGGCGCTGAAGGAGGGCATGTCAGCAGCAACCGTTCCCGCCGGAATCTGCGGGAAGGCCGAAGTGGACTCCCATCCCCAGACGGAGATCTCCGCACCAGAACCCGCGTGCGATCCAATGAACTTACCTCCGCTAGCATCTACTTTCTCGAAGGAGAAGGGAGAGCTAGGAGAAGTTGCTTGGTTGACTGCGGACTCGATAGCACTTCCCAGGTCTCCAGGGAAGCCGTATGAAGTAGCAAGTCCTACGTTTACAACAATCGGCTCAGGCGTTTTAAGGTTCCCTCTACCGTCTTTGACGGAGACCAGGAAAAGGTGATACTTTGCCGGGTCCAGATCATCGACAGTAGCGAGCGCAGGGCAGAATCCAACAGGCACAGCGGTGTCAGCGACCGCAGCATCCGCAGTGTTAACCCGCGTGAAGTATACGGTGTTGGTTCTGTCAAGAATGTGGTATGCGCCAATCAGACCTTGACCACCAATCACATCATCCGGGCGTCCGAAAGTTGAGATGAGTTGGTCTTGGTTCGTAATTAGGGTAGCTTTTCCAGTCGGGCCTTGAGAAGCAAATCCCATAACACCGACGTTTGTAGAGTTGAGGGACGGGGTGTAATCAGACCAGTCGCGCTCAATGACGTATACTCCAGGGCTTACATATGCGGGCATCTTTGTATTCTCCTATTATAGATTTGTTATTTTAACCATTTGTCGTTGCTCGGCAACGCGAATAAGATCAGTGATCGCATCAGCGGGCACAACAACTGATTGTTTTGAGGCTAACCATACGTGGTCAAATTTACCATCAGGAAGCTTCGTGACAACTTCAAGACCTTGCAGGGTAGTGTTTTTAATTTTTTTAAAAGCAGCCATAATATCCTCTATTTTATTTAGAATAGATGGCGCTGAATGAGTCTAGATTTTTCAAGTTATTATCTTTTAGACCCACCAAGATATACCTCCAGTGTTTCTAGACCAGAGGTTTCTTGTAGGTACACCTCGTAGTTCATAGTAACGATCTCCCCTGTGTTAGTGAACTTGAACACTTTGCTAGGGATATACGATTGAACTTCAAAGCGAATAGCTTTCTTTACCAGCCTATCCTGTCTATCGCCTACAGTAAGGTTAGACATCTCGGATACATCGCGCACGTACGACTGGTACACTTCATCGGGGCGAATATCTACAGGCAGGTTAGGGCGAAACAAAAGAAGGATCTGCTCTGTAAGCTGGTTAACTTCCTCGATGTACTTACCCCAAACATTTATGGAGTATGCAAGTGTTGCGGCTACAGGCGCGAGAGCCATGTACCTTACCGCTCTCTGCTTGCTAGCGTCCCAGAATTTCTTCTCGACCAACGCCTCCATAGGTCTCCTTCGAGCGGTATCTATCTCTAGCCCATCGAACTGAAGGGACAGTAAGGGTAGCCGGGTACTCTTTCCCTCTGCGATTTTAGCTACCGCCCTTTCAGGGTTAGCGTAAATGATCTCTACGTCTCGAAGGGTCTCATCTCCCTTGAGCACTTGAAAGGACCCTAAAATCTCTTTCAAGCGTCGAGTAAAGTCCCTGTGAAAATCAGGCTTCTGAAACCCTGCCGTGTTATCCAGAGCCGTAATTTCGTTTCGAATCGCGTCAATTGTCCACAAAGCACCAGCCATCAGTACACCTCATCCTGAGGAAAGCTTTCCTCTGTTCGTAGAATATCTTCATCATCACGAAGAACTCTAGCAGCGCAGGTAAGGTGATAAACACCGTAGATATCAAACTGGTCCTCCTGAACCTCGAAGATCTCATACTTCAAGTTCTGCAAATCAGGCTGGAGGATGTCCCCAGGAATAAGAGGACGGCCCACCACCTTCTCCAGGTAACTCTTATTGAACGTAAAGATCTGTTCGCTGGTCACCTCGATACCGAACTCCGTAAGGTTCTCTTCAAGTGCCTGAGGCTCGTAATGACCTTGTAGGATAATGGGCGTGTTTGAAATGGCTTTCTGCGAAGCTTCCCCATACAGATCATCAGCAAGAGCTTTTGTGCGAAAAAATTTGTACAGAAGTATCTTTGAGCCACCTAAACGAATAAGCTCATCGTCAATCAAGTTAAACAACTCAATATCAGGGTTCTCAAGATCGTACAGATTTAACAGATCGTTATACTCTGTAGCAGTATCTCCTACAATCTTGTGAGAAGTTCTGAACTGCTTTCGGCTAGCCATTAGAAGGTTGAGAATGCGGGGGGTTCTTCTATTTCAGTAAGTAAATCTTCAATGAGCTTTGCTTGCTCTTCGTTACCTTGCTGCACTAGAAGGTCTCCGTTGAGTTGAGCGCCTCCCGCAGGAGAGGGAAGAGTTTGGTACTTACCGCGAATCTGTCCTAGAATTACCTTACTTATTGCAAGGCTATATTTCTGTATCCAATTAACAAAATACGGATGTAACGTATTTGTGTCTAAAGCTTTGAACTCTACGATAACCTCTTCTGCAATAGAAGGCGTCGGCGTGATGTTAAGCTGCGTGCCGTTGATTACCGTAAAAGTTCCGTCGTTTCCTAGAATCTTCCGCATCATCTCTAGATGAGATATGGTAATATAATAATCCCCAACAGAAAAATCTCTAAACAGGAAGTTGTCCTGGAAATACTTGATAAAGAAATCGAACTCAAGAGTACCATTTGATTGTGCAATGCTAAGAAGATTCTTTCTGTAAATCGCATGTCTGAAATTATTCATCACCGCTTGAGGAAGCTCGTAAAGAGAAACTCCAGCGGACGTTGAGAACGTGCAGTATTGGCTGCACCAGTCAGGAGCGTGGTAGTCTAGCTTCGAAACAGCTTCGTCAATAGCTGTTTGAATTTGAAACTCAGTAAGTTCTACGCGAACAACGGGAAACCCAAGACGGGCGAGAACAAAATCTTTAATGATCTCAAAGAACTCAGTAAAATAAACATCGTTCTTGAATCGTCTGCGGTTTACTACAGAGTAGTCTAGCTCTCCAGGATATTCCCAATCAGCCAACTGTGCATAGCTACCGCTAACACTTCCAAAAGTATTCCCATACCGGGTCTTCGGCTTTGCCGCGATATAACTCATCTATCACTCCTCAGTTTTCTTGGCACGACGGCGACGGCGCTTAGGCTTTTCGGTTGTAACTACAGGCTCCTCAACGGCTTCCACCACAGGCTCCTCAACAGGCTTGGAATCGTCTTCAGTTATTACAAAATCAGGAACGGCTACAAGCTCATCAAGCTCAATAGTTTGCAGCCCGTATAGCATTCTAACACCTTGAGATGTAAGGAGACGGACAGGCATACGGCGAGTATTAATGTATTTCATATTTATGACCTCCTTTGTATATAGACATACAAAGAGAGCCGCACCTGAAAAGATACGGCTCTCTTTTTTTAGTTACTCTCTAGGAGATCAAAGACCGCCTGTAGCACCGCCCTTAACAGCGGGGTTGAAGAGGTAGTTGTTGCTCGCGCCGATCACGCGAATGATGCGGAAGAACCGAGACTCAGGCGTTACAGCGGTCTTGCCGTAACGAGTGAGCAGACCCTTGCGGGGCTGGAAGGTTTCCGGATCGGTGATCGTGGGAAGCATTTGCAGCGGGATGTACGGCGAGTAAACAAAACCCGCGTCCATCGGAGAGCTGCCCTTGTAACCCATGAGCATTTCATCATCAGGATAAAGGGGATCAACATAAACGTCGAACATACCCTGAAGCTTACCAGCGTAGTTAATGTTGGCGCCAAGCTGACCTTCCCAGTTACCAGCCTTTACACCGCCCTCAAGCTTGGAGGCAGAGTTAAGAACAGCAGCCATGAAGGGAGAGGTGATGATGTAGTTACCAGCACCACGGTACGTACTCTTGTAGATGTCCTGAGACGCGAAGTTTAGTGTCGCAAGAAGGTTTGAGTAAACGTGACCGATGTGACGCGGCTGAAGCCCAAGCGCAGTAGTAGCGAAGTCTACGAAGAAGACGTTGCTTCGACGCGCGAGACCGCCACCGGGAGCGGTTGTTAAGCCCTGATGATCGTACGTAAAACTACTAGGATCGAAACCCTTGCCGTTACGTCCAGCGCCTGTAATGTTGTTACTGTTAGGCATGTCAAGCATAGAACGCTCGAAACCCATACCCGCAGTACCGTCATAGGCAATGCCTCTCATGTCTTCGATAAGCTCACGGTCGATCTCAAGAGCAACTTCCTTACCGAGAAGGTCGGTAAGCTCACGCTCAAGGTCAAGGTTGTGGTAAGCCCGAAGGTCCTGAGCCGCCTCAAGAGTCCACAGAGCGCGGAACTTACGAGTACGGGCAGTGACAGGCTGCTGCTCGATGTGGAAGTTAATCTCAGGAATGACGCCATTCGGAGTCGGGTCAAAGGCATCCTGAGAAGTAAGGTCGCCAGAAGGGCTGACAACCGTACCAAGAACTTCACCGCTCGAAACATCGAAGCCGACCGTCGTGTCCGCGTCAGGGAAAGACGCGATCTTGCCGCCGACAGTAGCAGACGGAACCTGAAGATCACCGGAGACGTTACCCGAAACAAGGTCGAATGCGCTGGTTTCGCCTACAGCAATAAGCTGGTCAAGAGAGGATCCCGTGGTGTAGCGTTTCGTGGCTTCGCCAATAGTCTCCTGGCCGTAGGTAAGGTTGTACTTACTGTAAATGTTCTCTCTACGAGCATCAGTAAGACGGTCATACCCAAGGTAGAAGATCTGGGAAACCGGACCTTGCATGGGCTGAACGCCAACGACTTTGTTGGCAATCAGTTCGGGGAATACCCGACGAACAAGCGGGAAGGCAAATTTTTGGAAGGTGCCAATGCTGCCCACGGTGGTGGGACCAGCGCCCGGAGTAGCCTCGGAGAGAATACCATCCCTTTGAGACTCGTTCATGATGTGACGAGCTTGATTCTCAAGGAGGACGGCAGTAGTCTCGCGAACATACGAGTCGTTTACACCTTCAAGAATTGGACTCCACTTATCAACTAGAGTTTTTGATGCGTTTTTATCTAACATATTTTAGCTCCTTTGAAGTTTGGACAAACGTATTACGTCCTCATTCAGGAAGAAATTCTCCCGAGCCGAATCGGGAAGACCTTGAATGTCATGAGATTCATTGGTAATCATGACCGCCGACTCTGAGGACTTGAAGGGAACTTCGGCTTTTTCCCGTTCATCTACAAGCGCCTCTGAAAGTTGGCTAAGTTCGACCTCTTGATGGTCCACCTTGGACGACAAAAGATCGACTGTTCTAAGAGATTCATTAAGCTGTCCCTGGACAACGGAAAGCTCCTCCTGGAGTTTCTCGTTCTCGGCCTCAAAGGCACGGGAAGCATTACTGAAGTCATCGCCGTCGAGTTCGCCCGCGACGATTGTTTTGATAGCTTCGTATACTTTGTGAGCACGAACTAGCTTATCATCCGCTTCAAGTTCGCGTCGAGCGGTTTCCTTAAGCTCGTCAAGCTTCGTACGAAGGAAAGCCTTAACCTTCGCTTCCGTAAGCTTAAGCTCTTCGGCAACACGCTCTTCGACGACTTCATCAAGTAAAGAAGCAACTTCTTCAATTCCAGTCTCGGTGAGACCTTCGGGAAGAGCTTCTACAAGTTTGTCGAGATTTGTACTCATATCAAAATAGTGTTTCTACAAATATGTACTATACGGAATGGCAGAGGCCAGTTATTTTTAAAGTTTGCCAAGCCGTCGTTTAAGTGCGGTGACGTAAAGACGATCATTATGGAAGTGCTTAAGTTCCTCGACAATCGGCTCACGTACTTCGTTCAATTGTTTGCTTTCTGCAATACCAGGGAAAGCGTCCTGACTAGAAGGCTCTGACACCATGTCGAAAGTGATCATGTTGTAGTTTTCGCCTACAACATAAGTAGATCCACTTTCGTCAAGTTCTACAGACCCTGTTCCGCGTGAAGAAATGCCTAGCTTGCACTTTGCTCGAAGAAGCTCCGCAAGAACTTTACCTGCGGGGGTGTTGAGCACCTCACCCTCTCCAACAACGTGATTTCCTTGCATGTTAAGTTTAGTGATAACATGAGACACGTTGCCTAAGTGAACAATCTCATCGGAAGGGTGGTCTAGCTCTCCCAGAAGTCTACGTTCACCGATCTGAGGTTGAAGCTTCTTTACTTCTCTCTCCATGAGCGCCTTGGAGTACACCCTTTTATTTCCATTCGGGCGTTCAGCTTCAGAGAATATTCCCTTGAACTTAAGCGGCCCAGAAGATTTACCTTCTGAGATAAGGCTAATCTCTCCAAATGAAAATATATCTCTGATTAACATCAGCGGCGCTCCTGGTGCTCGTTAATAACTCGATCAAGGAATCTATCAAAAGACTCTTTCTTAACCTTCTTCTTCTTACTCTTCTTCTCTTTGGGCATGGCCTTGTCGGGAGCTTGAACGGGCACCGTGTCCTTGCCCATGTCCGCACCGTGAGTGCTGTGAGCGCGGCTTCCTGTGATCTGAGGGCCAACACCGATAGAGCCAACGCCAGTCATCTCTCGAAGAATGTCGCGAGCTTTGAGAAGGATCTCAAGATTCTCTTTAGTCGTCGGCGCATCCCTAAGCCTGCTTTGAGCTCGCGCTCTCTGCGCTCTCAGAGCCTTCGCCCTCGCAATTCGGTCGAATCCTCCGGTGGGTTTTGGTGCTCCCGGTTTTTCAGGCGTTGAAGTTAAACCTGCCGCTCTGCGCCTTGCCCGTAGCTCGGCTCCGGTGTCGCCCGTATTCGTGGGTCTACGCATAGCGAGCCGTTGACCGGGGGTTAAAGGAACATTAATAGGGGTTTTTGTCTCTTCATTCATAACAGATCCTTCGATTAAAGATTCTCTAAACGAATCATTCATTTCAGGAAGCTCATGCTCCTGAACTACAGGCTTCGAAACTACTTTAGCGGGAGAAGACAATGTGCCTCCAAGAATATCATCCGCCATAGCCATGATACTCTTTTCCATAATCAGCAGTCCTCTTTATCTTTCTTGTCCATACCGCCTTTTTTCTTAGCCTTAGCTTTGGCCTTCTTAAGACGATCTGCAATGTCCTCTTTACCGCCGTTCTTATCCTCGGCTTCCTCGTCGTCTCCTTCGTCCTCTTCTTTCATGGCCTTGTAAGCCTCGTCAACTTCTTGCTCAGAGACCATGCAAGCGTAAAGATTACCATCCTCACCCTCGTAAACGCCTTCAAGAATATAGCTAACGTCGTCGAACTCTACGGACTCGATAAGGATCTCATCACCACTCTCATCAAGAGCGATGCTGAAAGACTCGTCAAGCTCTTCGAGGCGGATGTAGTTGTACCCATCCTCGGCTTCAACAACTTCTTCGCTCAGAGCAAAGCGGTAGTCCTCATAACCGTAAACGTCAATGTGAACTTGCTCTTCAGAGGGGATTTCGTAACCAGCACTTTCCATTAAGGCACGGGCATGCTCATCGGAAACGCGGGTAAACTGTGATTCATGGTTTAGATACTTCATCTTCTTTATTTTTAAGCATTGAGGAAATCTTTCCCTCTAAACTATCTAGTCTATTAGCATAGGCACCTACGTCTTTTTTAGTAACACTATCTCCCAGACTAGCTAAGTGTTTTAACCAATTACGTCCTCTTCGTGTAAAGATTGGCACTAGAATGAACACTAGCAAGTACCACCATCCCAACGTACCTGCAAGTTTCGAAAGACTGTCAATGAACTCTGCCCAAGGACTCTTCGGTATGTAATTTTGTATACTTGCTGTAGGCAAATCTTTATCAGCGTTCTCTGCGTGTATTAGCTCTGAACCTGCCGCGCCTAAGGCTGCTCCCGCTGCCGCTCCTCCTGGACCCACGAGCGATCCTGCTGCTGCTCCTCCCGCAGCAAAGCCCATTGTTTGAAGAGCCTTACAACTCGTAAAAAGAAGTCCTACGCACAGAATTAGCGGAACAAGATATTTATGCAAGATATTCACGTACTATGTAACCGTCGATATAAATGGAGTGCGATACATCAGAAGTTCCCGTACATGCCGTTTCGAAGCTAATTGAAATGGTGTTGTTGGACAAAAGATCTTTATCAATATCTCCATAGAAAGTATTGGTACTTCCAAAGTTCCTTCGAAGATCTCCATTTGACTGCGCGACTCCCCAAAGGTTAACAGTTCTAAACGTCTGCACACCGCCTCTAATTTTTAAGTAGTTGGGAGATCCTGTATCACTAGTTCCTCCGTGGCTAACTACTCGGAACTGCACCGCAACCAAGCCTGAGCGTGCGAGGCTAGGGATAGCTAGGCTAATATCATGTCTGACGGGAGAAGTTTCAGTACCTAGCAGCGTAGCCGTTAATCCTTCAAAAGCCGCGTAAGGGACACTGAGGAACTTATGACGTTCAATCGGAGTGTTAGCGCCACCTAAAACATTTTCAAGAGCCGCCAAGCGACCTTCATGGTTTAAACCCTCTGCGGTTTGAGAGGACGCTGTACCTCGAACATCAACTGTAAGCTGATCGATATTCGACTCCGCATTTAGTATTCGAGAACTATTCGAAGCTATACGCCCCGTGTTTCCTTCTACCTGAGTCGTAAGAGTTTGAATACTGCTCTCTAGAGGAGTGGTAACCTCTTGCATATGAGACAGAGTTACAAAAGGATTGAAACCGTTGGGAGATACTGAGGCTGCAACTGCCGCTCTCTCATTGTAAGTCATCTCAGCCGATCTGAGGAACGGTCTAATATCAATGATGGCGTCCGCGTTCAGAGGGTTGCCTTCTTGGAAGGATATGGGCACGCGCACATACGCAACAGGCAAAGTAAACAGTGCTTGAGTTTCTACCTGCTGATCGATCAGTGAAGTAAGAGCTTCCGAGGATTGATTCTTATGCCAAGCAAAGTTAGCCAGATCTTCGGGCATAGGAACTGTGCCGTATCCTGTAAGTGTAGTTTCTACAGGTATTTCCGTTATAGACATTCCTGTAGTTCGTCCCGAATTGCGAACATCCTCATTTAGGAAACGAGGTCCGTTTGTTGCTACGCCTCCTGCTGCATCGGTTCTGAAATAAGCGCCTTTGATAATTCCGATAGACGCTTCGGAAATAGCACTGGACTCGTAATTCGTATCTAAAGCCTTACTGCCTCTGATGTAAATCAGGTCTAGACGCTCTTCAGGAGCTTGGCTTGAATTGAACTCAGCAGGATCAAAACTTTCAATGGCAATCGACTTGTCAGTAAGATCTACGTTTGAAGTAAACTCTACCACAGCAGTACGGCCTACACCTTTTGACGCTCTTACGAAGTCGTCCTGGACCGAGGTACTGTCCAGACCTAAAGTGCCTCCGAAAGGAGAGTTGTTGAAGTTATCGTCCTTATCCCGCATCATCCTCCAGCCGCTTTCTCTAGTTGCGGGAAGCTGCATTCGAGAGGTAAACTTTCCGGGCTTTACAAATACTCGACCAAAGTTTTGAGGAATTCCAGACAGCGGTTCAACGTAGGCTTTGAGGTCCGCAATATCTTCCAGCTTGGCGCCTCCACCAGGACCGAACCTGTCCTCCAAAGACTTTAGACGGTTCTCTAAGATTACATCATTAGATAAAAGATCTGTTAAAGGTAAGTTATCAACCTCCCAGAAGTAAGGGTCGTTTGGCTGATAGAATCGAATGCTCCTGTTAATTTGCTCCATTAGATTAAGCGGTTGATATCAAACATATTTAGAGAACGAACTCCAACACCGTAGGTTAAGTAGTTTACATCAGAGTCTCGACCCTCACCTCCTTTACGGGCACTTTTTGTGGAACGGTAAATCGATAGAAGGTTTACCTTTTTACTAGAGCCGTGCCGTGCGTTGGAAAACACATTAGCCGCAGACTCGTCCAACCAGTTCCTAATATACCCTTGCCAGCCTACGTGAAGAGGGGGTACAGCGAAAGCAGGGTGCAACTGACCCTCATCCCAGTACATCCCAACACCGTCCGCAGTCCTAGCATGTGTAATCATACCATTAATTTTTCCAGGCTCTCCGGGTAAACCCGCCGTACCTCTACCAAATACGGGCTCTGCTCCAAGAGTTAAGCCCGGCTCAAACCCGACATGGTAGGCAATCAAGTCTTGTGCGTCGAACGAGTTTACCGCCGCATCAAACATTGTTTGATAACCCTGTCCATTTATCTGGTCCATCGGGGAGCCTCCACCGCTGAATTGATAGAGGTTTACATTTCCGTCGTAACCCACTTCCGTGTAGGTCTTTAAGAATCCTCTATGAGGTCCGACTAAACGGAAAACTCCTAAGTTGTAGAATCCGTCAACGCTTCCTGTAATTCCGCTGAACTGTAATGATTCTGATACAAAGCCAAACTTGCCATAGTAGTCACACGCAGCGCCGTTAGGCCACCGCCCGATAGGTCCGTGATAGTTATTATTAATACACGTTGTCGCAGGATCTAGACCGTTGATAAGAAGGTTAGCCGCATGTAAACGAGAGTCATCGGCTATATTCCAGATATGAATCCTGGTTCCTATTGTAGAGTACGGAAGATCTCCTTCAAAATTGAAACTATTTAGACCTTGTGTAACAAAACCCCCATTTGCGTCAGGGTCGAGTGGCGAGTCGGCGGCGTCCGCATCCGCTTGAGTAAACCCGTCGCCGGGAGCAGGGGGCTCTGGTCCAACAGTTACAACCGTAGTGGGCACTGTGGTAGGTGTTGTGGTTGTGGTAGTAGTCGTTGTGGTACTAGTGGGGGTCGTTGTGGTCGTTGTGGTCGTTGTGGTAGTGGGGGTTGTTGTAGATGTTGTCGTAGTTGTTGTTGTAGTTGTGGTGGTTGTTGTGGTTGTTGTGGTTGTTGTAGTGGTCGAAGTTGTAGTGGTTGTTGTAGTTGTTGTGCTTGTAGTAGTCGTAGTTGTTGCCCCCGGAAGCGTAGTCGTCGTGGTTGTCGTTGCAGGTGCAGTAGTGGTGGTAGTTGCACATGCGGTGATGCAGGAATCACTTAAAACCGAAGGGATTATTCCGAAATCATCATTACCTGTAAACTCCGTGCCAAGACCGTTGTAGTTGTAGTTTGTGCCTGATACAGAAGAGGAGTCTGCTCCGAACAGGAAGTTAACTAAGTTAACATCAACTTCGCTTGCACCCACAGCACGAACAGCCATTCCTCCTGTAGTGACTAACCTGTGCGCGGAGACGGGGTTCGTGACTCGCCCGAAGGCGTCAAACTCTACAGCGTCTGCGAAGCTACTCTCAAGCTGCTCTGTGAACCCGTTGGGCGACAGACGGACAAAGCTTCCCGAAGTAGATTCAGAGAAAAGAGTAGAGTTCGCAAAGTTCTGGTTACTGTCTACAGAGATGTTTTTTTCCTGTGCTTCCCCGCCAAGAGAAAACATTTCTATACTGGATTTATTGTTTGCAACAAGGCACGCTCGATTAGCGTGAATGTCCAGCTTGGTATGATTGTCCGTGGAAGATAGTAAGAATCTATCCTTGTCAGGAACCCAAGATCCATAGTCTTTTGTCGGAGGGCCAAAGCTCGCTTTGGAATTGTCCTCGGCAAGAACACCAACCCCATACCTCGAAATCTTTGTGGGTCCTGTAAAGACTACGTGAGAGTTTCTTAAAGCCGCCACCGCAGCCGAGGTCCAGTTCTGGTCTAGATTATCAGACACAACTCCCACGGAACCTAAAGCTGTATACGATTTGGAGGAGCCACGAAGCTCTACCGTAGAGTTTTCGGTAACCTGGACGCATCCTCCGACCAGACCAGCCACGGTTCCTTTACCTGCCGCCGCAAGGTGAACAAGCTCTGCCGTGGAGTTATCACTTACTACAACGCAGGGAGTGGCTCCTGCTGAGTCGTAGAGGGCTCCGTGGTTCGTCATTGCCCAATTACCTGCAGCGCCTACAGAATCCCTTGAGCCGCCCCACAGGTCGATTTGAGGGACTGCTGTGCAGCCCTCCCAGATACCTACGCTAGAGCCTTTGTCTGCGTGGAGGTTCGTGCCGTTATAATCACACGCGAAAGCGGGTTTAGGTAATGCTTCGCCTGTTGTGGCGCTAACTCCTAGTTCTAGAGTGCCGCAGTCTTTGCCGTAAGTAAGAGTAGATTTGTTAAGGTAGAAACCTTCCTCCTGATTGTCGTCAACACTAAACTGTTGAAAAGTAGCCTCAGACTGGTAGCAATCAAAACCTTTTAAGTTGCAGAAAGTCTCTACCCTACCGTCTACATCAAATACGGAGTTCTTTAGCTTTACTCCAGTTTCGTTCCCGTGCGCGTACACGCGCAGGGTGTCTGTATCGTCACCCCCTGCATTCCGTGTCGATCCCGTGGATACAGCACCTCCTGTAAGAACAGAATTCACCGCATGAATTCCAGTGCCACACTTAGACATGGACCGTAACACTAGACCTTTCTTTTCAGTACCGTCTCCCGCGTACGTATCAAACGCAAGAGAAGAGTCTACAAGAGAGACCCCTGTACCTTCAACTGTACGTAATTTAGCAGGAGTTCTTTGGTAGATCCTGTGAGCAATCAAGTGACCCGTAGACCCTATCGTAGAATTTTCAGCCCGAAGACCTGCCTTTGAAGCTCTCGTAATGGCGACATTCTCTAAAAGTATGTTAGAGTTCTTAACGTCTATGCCAATCTCGCACAGATGGCTAAGAGTGTTCGGGAAATCATAGTCCGCGCCAGACGCGGAGTCTACACAAATATTTTGAAGCTTAACTTTGGAGCAGTTAGAAACTGTGATCTTGTTAAACCTCGCTCCCCACACAGCGACAGACATTCTGTTGGTCGCCGCCAAGCTTAATCTTTCGGAGAGTAAGGGAGTGCCTGAACCGTTCTTTGTCTTAGGGTTAACATCGGACACTACAGTTTCATCGTCCTCAAAGTTGTAGGCACTCACATTGTAAGTGTTAGCAGCCGTTGCGGAAAAGGTAGGCGCACCATTTCGAGGGAAGGGGGAGAATGAAATGTTCTGAGACTCGCTTTGTGAGTTAGGTGTTTTGGCCGCAAACATCCGAGCGTTGTTATCCCAGGCACTCAGCGACGAACAACTTAACGCTAGTTTAGTGGAGGAAACTGCTTCGATGCTTGCTTGAAGATCACCTCCGTCTTCCACCTGAACGGCTACGCCTTGAGATACGCTTGGACCGTACTGAGTGCTTGCGGAAACGCTGACAGCACTCATATCCGCAGAGTCGATAAACTGTCGGCAGGTTATCTGTAATGCGCCATCACCTTGGCATTGAATATCAGCTAGATCTAAATCTCCTAAGTTTCCAAAATCACAGATCTCGATCAGCAGAGGGAACTTTAGTTTGCGAGGGACGACCTCCAAGGCATCTTGTACTGTTTGATACACACCTACGGAAGACGCACTTGTGGGGGCTAGGGCGCTAACAGTCAGAGTTGCACCACTTAGAGAGTTCCCAATTCCTAGGTGCTGCTTAAATAACTCAGACCGAACTTCGAGATCATCTATAGGAAGATTGTCCTGCTCCCAGTTGTAAAAAGAAGAAGGGTCGAACCTGTGTACGTCAGGGAACGTATAACCCGAAAGAGCATCACCGCCTCCTGTGACATCAAAGTAATTGTAAGTATTATCCATCAGAATTCAATAGTCCACCTAAAGATAACAGAAATGCTGTTCGTTTTATTTAAAGCTGTAAAGTACCTGTAAGCGCACAGGTAACTACCGTTCACAGCAGCTTGATCAGGATTCTTGCTGAACAACCCGATCTCATTAATCGTGCGTCCAACGCATGCCTCACTACCAAGAACAACTTGGTACATTACTTTTGTGTCACTAATTTTCGTAATAAAAGGAATGGGTATGACACCAAAAACAGAACCAGATACAGGAGTGCCTGAACTAAGGTCGTGCTCAACGAGATCAAAATTTACTACACTGTACGCAGATCTATCAAAAGCGTATCCTAAGTCGCCTGTTCCTGAGACTTGTCTAGAAGCAAGTCCTCCAAAACCTAATTGAAAGTAACGTATTTGGAAATCTTCGATGGACTCATCGCCTTGAGCATTAAATGCCTTAAGAAGAGTATGGCCCATTCCCGATGTGATTACGTTCTGCTCCGAAAAGTGTACTTCTTCAGTACCATCCTCATGTACCTTAAGAACTTCTAAGTGACCCTTAATCAGTGAGTCTTTATAGTTTATTACTGTTGACATTATAAGAAGTTAATCTCCCAAGCAATTCGTATTCCCGAAGGCTGAGTCGTGTTATACCTTAAGGGAGTTGTAAACGCTTTTTTAGCTGCGAGCTTG